CATTAACATCTACTTTAAGCTCACCATTGGTGACTTGTACGTCAACATTCTCAGTATCTATTTTTAGCTCCTTAGAGTCACTATCTTTATGAAAGTTTACATCTACTTTAGGAGTATCCACTTTAACCTCTGTAATGCCATCTTTTCGCTTAATTTTAACATCAACATTCTTAGTGTCAATGTTAATATCTAAGTCTCTTTTTTTCTTTGGTGTCTTCATTATTAAAATTCATCTATTAAACAAAATGTTACATTCTTTTGTGGCTTTACTGTGTCAATAATTTTAGTATATTTTACTAGATCATTTACTACTTGACATCCAGCGGACCATCCACCTATCCCTTCTTTGATAATTGTGCTCTTTAAGTCATAGCTATTGGCATGAAAATTAATACCAAAGTATCCCTTTTGAATTATGTTAGTTACTTCTGACTTATCATTATTGTTACCATCACGATATACTGATATAGAACTACCAAGCTGTAGTAAAGCTGGCATCTTACCTTTATGTAAACCATAAACCCACAGAGTATAGTACCATTGTGGTACAGCTACTGCAGCACCTAAAGTATTATATCTTAAGTAACCTTTCTTAAGTATAGATACCCCAGGATGTGTAGTACCAGATGTTACCATAATAAACTTTTCTTTATTGAATAGATAGAATTTATCATCAAACTTATCAGGTAAATCAGCAGATGATCTTACACCAAGTATCCAATAATTTTGGGGGATACCTTTAAAAGATGGTAATGACTTGACTTTATCAAGTAATTGATTATCTGTGTATTTCTTAACCATTGTTACTATATTTTATAAATGACTGATGCTATCTACTAAATAAATATTTTCAGCTTCTAGTTCTTGTAAGTATTTTTCAGCTTCTATGTGTAGCTTATCTTTACTTTGATAGGTAAACTTAGGCTCAGTTACTGGACTAAAAAGAGCAATCAATGAAGTTATAGCCGCTACTATTAATAAAATTTTACTTTCCATGTAATTTATCATTTATTTCTTTGTTAAATAGTATATCTTGCATCAGCATTTTGTCATTTTTTCTCTCTTGATCACAGTCATCAATTCTTTTTTGTTGTACCAATATCTCGTTATCCTTACTGTTTATCAAGTATTTACCAAATATAACTAAAATAGATAATAAAATAAAAAATAAATATGTAAATGGACTCTTAATAAAAGTCTTATAATCTAGCTTAAATATATTTTCCATACTTATTATGCCAGCTTGTTTTAATTCTGAAAGTCATAATTATCAAATGGTATAGCACACCAGTTATCATTGTCATAGATAGTAACATTTAGATTCATTGTCCATCCAGCAGTTACATCTGGTCCACGATTGATAAACGGTGTAGTACTTATATCACCATTGATATCTAAGAACTCACTGAATCTCCACTGCTGAAGTGTTATTCTAATGTCATTTAGTATCTGTAAGCAGTCACTATGTATCTCATTGATTTGTCTATACTCTTGTATGTTATACTTATCACACATAGAGATAATCATATTTACATTTATACCAGATGTAGTCATTGATCCTGGTTGCAAAGTAGCTACCATTAGTGGGTAATTTACACTATCTCTACTTACTGCATCAATGAAATCACCTTGAAAGAACTCTCTTATCTGCAGATGGCTTTGTGCTATTATCTGCATTTCTGACATTAGCTGGTTTAGTGTCTTTTCCATTTAGTAAATAAACTTTGAGTTTAGCGATCTGCTTGGTACTGAATTTGATTGTATCCATCCTATTGGTGTATAACCTGTTTTATCTTTCTTTAAAAATTCATTACAGTGATCAGCACACATATCACAGTATTCAGGATATTTTACAGCTTGATCATCTAGTAGGTAACCTATTAATCTTTCTTTGTAAAAGTAGGCATCCTTTCTTAGCTGCTCTCTGAATGTATCAACTTGTGCTATATCTAATGTCTGTAAATTGTCATCTTGTAGTCTACCTACTCCTTTGTTAGTTTCTTTAAAAGTAAGAAGTGATGCACATCTATAGTCAACAAATGCCACTAAGCAAGGTACTACATAATTATTCATTAGATCAATGTAATCTTGAGTAAAAGTGTTATTCTTTACATCATCTAATAATTTTCTATATAGTGGTGTCCCTAATGCTGGCTGTATGTGCATGTCCTGAGACCTTATAATAGCAACAGCTAATAATTTAGTATCTGTATTATTGTGAATAATACCAAGCTTCTTTAAATTCTCTACTGATAATAAGTATTCCATGTTAGTTATTTTTTATTACTAGTTGCTGTATCCATTCATGTCTACAAAATGGTGTAGACTTACCAGTATCAGGATTAGTATACCATCCACCTCTGTAATTCCAAACATTTCTATCTACCCTAGTAGAGATTGTATCTATATCTTGCCTAGAGTAAAGTCTATTTAATTGTAGTAATTTTTCACAAAACTCTCTACTACCACTTTCAGCAGCTGGTACATCTGTTCTTGTTCTGTAAGTATATCTAACTTCAAATCTATCTATCCCAGGATCACTTTCATTAAGTAATCTATTACCTAAATCTGATACTTGACCTTTAACATATAAATCATAAGTAATCATCTTAGCTATAGACTGTGCTATCTCTTTTATATTAGACTTTAAAGCCTTGGCTATACTACTACTTTCTTCACCATCATTTAATAGCTTTAAAACTGATTTATCAAAGTCATTTAATTCTGCTGATATTTCACCTATAGTAGCAAATATCTGATCATGCTTACCATTTACTTCTTCATTGGTAGTATCCCAAGCTATTGGATAGCTAGCTATTACTGTATAATTAGATGCATCTTCACCAAATTGGCTATATATATCTATTTCATTGTCTGAAAAATTATGCTTACAGCTACTAAATGTATTACCTTGTGATGGTAATCCTACTATTTTTCTAGCTTGTGCTTCATTAATCGAAGGGAAAGAAGATAAAATAATATTCAATGCAGCATCTTGTGTTAAAATTCCTGATTTAATTTGTGCTGCAACTTCTATTAATGATGCAATTTGAGCACCATTTAGTGCACTTTTAGCTACATCCACTTGTATTTCATTTGATGGTATTTCACCTATTGCTGTTTCACCTATTGGTGTTTGTGCTACTGCTTCTTTAACAGTTGATCCGATAGGATTAGTATCAGCTAGTTTTATTTTTCCCACTTCACCAGATAGCTCAAGCATGTAATTCAACACCCACTCTATTCTCTTTTGTCTAGTGTTAACATAAGTGTTTTGAAAGATGTAATAAAGCTCTTCTGTTTCAGCTGCATTAAATGATCCTGCTGGTGCTACACCAAATAAAGATGGTGATACTACACTGTGAGATACTAAAATATTTTGCTGAACTGCTGACTGTAGCTGTGAATATCTCTTATCTAAGTCATTGCCATTGAGATTATCTACCTTTGGTGCTTGATCAGCTGATTGTGCAAATGTGATAATTATATCACCACTATTCTCAATGTTACTAGCTGGCTCTGAAATTTGTCTTTTGAAAGATTCTGCTTCTTCTTGAGTCTCAGGAAAGCCATTCATAAAGGTAATCATTGTACCACCTTTAAAGCTATTCTGTATCTCATACATATTAAATTTAGAGATATCACAATCAGTCTGAATAGCAGTTATACCACCTTGATAAGGTGGCTTGCTATAAGTACCCTGTTCTTTTCTACCTTTCTTAGAAGGATCTTTGTAATAAAGAATAAAGCTACCAGTCTTATTATCTAAGTCTAGTGCTGGTATTGTTCTAAGATTTGTTTTCTCAGGTGATTGTTGCTGTGCTAGCCAGTCATCTGATAAGTAGTAGATTCTTTCATCTGGAGATACTCTAAGCATATCAATTCCTACATACTCATAAAGGACCACTCTAGTGCCTTCACGATTCCAAGTACCTTTAACTGCAAAAGATCCAAATAACTCATAATCAAAAGCAAGCTGCTCTACAATTTCATCCATACTAAATTCACTATATGGATTTTCTAAGAACTTTACAGCTGTACCACTCACCGTCTCTATCCCACCACCAGCTATGTAGTAAGTTTTATTCTTGATTATCCCTTGATGCCAAGCTGATCCATTATAAAGGTCAATCAAGAAATAAGGATAGTCATTTTTTCTACCCCATTTTATAAAACCTAATACTCGATCTTGCTCTTCAATTGGTAGAACAAAGTCTTTTTTAAAATTCATTCCTTGTAGCTTATTCATATATAGAGAATTGTATATTATTATCGTATTCTTGTCCTGGTGAATCTATTGTAAAAACATGTAATCTACCAGTCTCTACCAAACCATCTGAAAGTAAAGGATCTAAATTCACACTACTTGCTTGTTGGTATATATTGTAAGTATAAAAACCATCATACTCTAACATTACATCTACACCATCAGTAATAACAAATTCATCAAATCTTTCAGTGCTTACACTAATATTAGGTAAAATACAAAAGTACTCTAAAAAAGATTGCTCATGTATTAATTGAAATAAATAGTTTACTGGACTTATTGTAGTAAGCTCAGTTACTGTTACTATCAGATTCGCTGATTGATTCTTTTCTAGTCTCAACATGTTTAACTAATTTAGGTTTAGTATAGATAAATAAATCAAAGAAACCTAGAGATAAGTAATAATCTTCTTTACCAGCTTCTATGGTAATCATTCTGCTCAATATGCTTGACCAGCACTTACTACCTATTACATTGTCTTTTAATTTCATATAGTAAAGTTAAAAAAAAAGTGCACCTTTACAGCGCACTTTAAAATTTTATTAGTACTGATTATACAGATGGTGATTGTTGAGATAACAATGACAAGTATACTGCATTATCTACATCAGGGATTTCATTATTTTCCATTCCTAATAAGACAATGTCATGACCATTTTTATCAGCCTTTGTGACACCTGATCCATAAGTACTACCATCACCTACTTGTAATCCTTCTTCTAGGCCTAGTGCTACTACTGTACCATCAGCTTTCTCTACCAAACATACTACCTCATTCTGTGCTAGTAAGTGGATCTCAGATCGCAACTCTTTAGTATCAGATGCTAGTATCATTGTTAAAGCTTGCTCATAGAATAAAGTACCATTAGCTTTGTTTACTTTGATTGGTGAAGTGTAAGAAGATACATTAGATTTTAACTTGTATAAAAAAGTTTCACCAGTTACTGTTATTGCAGTAACCTCATTAGATGCTGATACAGTTAATCCTGATACAGATCCTAATGGAAAAAGTAAAACTGATTTGATACCACCTTTGCCATTAGTACATGTTCTATCATTGTACCCAGCAGTCATATTGCAACTCATAGTATTTCTTTTTTTATTTAATTAATATTAAGATGGTGAAGATGTACCATGGAATACTCCAATTTGATCTAAGAACGGTACTTGTACACCAGCTCTGAATTTAGATCTTAAGTAGATAACATCATCATCTTGAGAATACCACAAGTCAAAGTTTTCAAAGTCTGAGCTTAAGTCAGTTCCGAATACAAATTGAGATCCTCTACCAGTGTAGATGTCATCTTTACCATTCAAACCATTTACTTTGATAATTCTCATGTTAGTACCTGGTAAAACTAACTCATTCAAGTCACCAATGTTAGCTGGATTGTAATGGAATAAGTTGTCATCTACTAGATTCTTAGTTAAGAAGTTAAAGTTTTCACGTGATGTAAAACATACAAAGTCAGAAGCTTCAGCAACATTAGCAGGTGTAGCAACAAATGCATTGTAAAATACATCAAATGCATTAGCAGCAGTTACAGTTGCAACAGATCCAGTGTTAAGATTCACACATCCATTAGCTGTAGTTAAAAACTGAGAATAACCATTCATGAAAGACAAGTTACCTGATCCAGTTGCTTTGTTACCTCTCCAAATTAATTTATCTAATTCAAAAGCATGCAACTGCAAAAGGTAATTAATGATTTGTTGTTCAAAAGGTAAAGTTTTATCTTCAGCCATTGTACCTGGTCTAAGACCTAACTGTGTCCAGAAACCTACAAGGTCTTTTTGACAAAAAGATTTCATATAACCTAAAGTCTCTACAGCAATTGCTCTATCTGTAAATACTGTGTTACCTTGTGGAGTCATTGTACAGTCACCAGCTTGGTATACAACTGAATCATCCATTAATTTCAATTCTTGAGATCCTTTAATCCCTTGTTGAATGTTAACATACTGCAAAGTTCTTGCTTCTGTTACTGATCTTACGATTAAGTCTTCTCTTTGTTCGTCTACATAAGCAGCCAAACCTGATACATCATAACCAAATTTTGTTGATAAATATTTTTTTAAGCTCATTTTTTCTTAGTTTTTATTGTTTTTTAAAAATTGTTGTCTTGCAGTTAAATTACTGCCTATTGGTAATCTATTGTTTTCTTTTGTGTTCACTACAGGTAGCTCTTTATAAGCTTTAAATTCTGACTGTAGTTTGTTTAATTCTTTGAGTAGATTGTTATTGCTATCAGCTATAGCTATAGTCACTGCACTAAGCTCTTCAATGGCCTTGCTGCATGATTTTAACTTAGCTGACATAGCTTCATCAACCACCTCAACTTCTGTATTATTTACTTTATTTAAAATCTTAGATGCAATGTCATAAGCTGCACCCATTTCTATGTTCAATTCAGTAGCTATAGCTTCAGTCATAGACTCTAATAAAGCTGGTAGCATTGATGGATCAATTACTTCAAAAGTTTCTTCTGTTTCTTCTACAGATGCAGTTTCCTCTTCTGATTCATTTATCACTTCTGTTATCTTACCTTCAGCATCTACGATGATAGATATTCCAGCTTGATCACCAGTCAATGTATGTGTACCTTCTGGTGCTGGTATTTGTTCACCATCAGCTACTACATAGACCATCTGACCTACTTCTAGTGCATCATATTCAATCACTGTAACACCATCAGATAAGGTAGCTTGTTCAAAAGCTTCTGACTTGCTAAATTGTGCTTTCATTTCAGCTATCAGTTCTTTAATTGTAGTTAAGTCTTTATTCATAATGTATTATATTTTATTGTTCGAAAATTCCTAGTTCTTTTAATTTAGCTTCTGACCATCTCTTACCAGCTAGCCCACCCCACAGTAAAAATGAGATAGTACCACAAGCAGATTCATCACCTTCATCATAGTATGTTTCTGCTCTACTTAGATAGCTGTACATTCTTTTTATCACAGCTATAGATAAAGTCTTTCTACCAGCTAAAGTGGTGGCTCTTAACCTACCAACCCTTGTAGCACACTTGTTACCATACTTAGTGTTTAACTCTATACCTTTCTTTGCATTGTTACTTACAGCTTCAGGATAGTCATTATAAAATGATATATATTCTTGAACTTGCTTAAGCTCTTCATATATCTGCATAAACTCATGATCAAATCCTTTGCCAGTATCTAGTAATAAAAATACACCCTCAATACTAAATCCATTAAACAGTCCATCTTTAGCAGCTTCATATACTTTTTTATCAGTTACTTTATAGCCTACTATCCAGCTACCATCAGTCTCATTCTCAAATCTCTTAGGTGCTGTGAATCCATTGCTTTCATCAATAATATAGCTGAGAGTCATATAGATACCACTGACTACTCTCTTACTATCATGCTCTAAGTTTACATTATTAAAATTCTCTTTTCTAGCATAATCAAAAACTATGTCCTTAATTGACTGCTTAGAGAAATTCACATAGTACTCTTCACCACTTGAAGGATCACGTCTGAATATTGGTGTATTAGCAGATATAGCTACACCAGTAATCATTTGCTCTTCATCATTGAAATTGTAACTTACCTTCTTAGCGAATGTCTCAAAGTTTTTCTCATGAGCTGGATTAGATACTAGACTATTGAATGACACAGTAGTTTCATCATCATCTAGATCTATAACAATATCATAAAGTGGTAAATCTCTTTTCATATATTTATTATGTATATTTGTTCGATAATGGTATTTGTCTATCCTTACAATAATAAAACAGATCAGCACTTTGAGATACTACAAAGTATAGCACTAGTGAAAGCTGTTTATCCTGATGCAGTAATATACACTGTAGGCAAAGAAGTACCTAGTATCTTATGCTTACCACTAACACAGTTTAATAACATTCGTGGCTGTGATGTTACTAATAAGATATTACATTTTGCTAGGACCATTGGTGGTGATTTTATCTACATGAATAAAGACTTTTTTATTACTAAAGATTGGCAATGTGATAAAGCTATTTATTGTGGCCACATAACAGTAAGAAAAGACCATCCACCTACATCTACCATAGCTCAAAATAATACTTTATCATTTTTAAAATATCACAATTTTACAGCTTACAATTTTGAGACTCACACACCAGTTGTAATGAATAGTAAAAAATTACTTGATTTATTTGATAACATCAACTGGCAGAATGATAACCACTTTATAAAATCTTTGTACTGCAATTATTATTCAGTAGATAAGAAAGCTGGTATAAACAGTAAGGTATCTTCTGCTAATATAGACAAAGCATTAGAATTTATATCAATAAATGGATGCTTCTCTACTGGTGATAACTTCTGGCAAAGGGATACTGTAGACTGGTTTAAAAAGTACTTTTAGTTTCTTGCACCATCACAGTATTTTGGATAGCTGTGATATCAGTTTCTAATACAAAGACTTGAGTAGATGGTGTATTGTTTGTCATCACATTTCCTTGTTCATCAATTTGTGTAGATGTACTAGAAGTATCTGCTACACTGAATGTATTAGATGATAGTCCAGGATCAGGAGCACCTGGTCCACCACCACCACCTTCAAACTGTGTAGCTTTAATCTTAGCTATTGTAGCAGCAGAAGTTATTGCAGCACCAGCCATAGCAGCGACCATTGCAAAACCACCATCAAACTTGGGATACTGACCAAGTATAGATACCTGAGCTTGTAATGCATTTAAGAAAGCTGTAGCTATCTGTGCTTTTTTACCTTTCTCAAATTGCTTTTTTAGGATAGCTTCTTCTGCTTTAGATCCTTTCTCTATACCTTCTAACTCTTTAGCATTAGATATTTCACGCATAGTATTCAATGCACTGCTTACATCTTGTGCTAATTTTACAGATGCTTGGAATGTATCAATTACAGCTTTTCTTTTAGTAAGTTCATCAGCTTCAGTTTTTTCTGCTAATCCTTTATTAATTTCAGCTATAGCATCTGCAGTAGTTTGTGCCTGTAGTATAACTGCTGCATCATATTCTGCTTGTGTAATTATTTTTAGATCTAGTGATTTCTTAAGATCATTATTCTTTTCTATATCCTTAGCTAGTATTTCATTTATTTGTTCCTGTTCTTTTGATAAAATCACAGAAGTGTAACTATCTAAAAGTCTTAATCTTTCATCTGCTAGTAATTTATCGGCTGCTAATTTATCGGCTGCTGCTTTATCAGTAATTACTTTCTTTTCCTCAGCTTCTGCTTTATCAATATCTATTATACTTTTACCAGCATTTTCTGCTTCTGTTCTTAGCTTAAAGTATTTCTCCTGGATAGCATCTAAAGCTCTTTCATCATCAGTCATGGTTAATAACCTTAACTGTTCATCTAATGCTTCTTCTTCTGCTATTATTTGATTGATGTCTACAGTTGCTAACTTTCTTTTTTCCTTATTCTCATTTTTTTTATTTTCTATAGATTTTTTACCAGCATCAATTCTAATCAATTCTATGTCAGTTTCTGCATTAGCAATAAGTATTTTTTGTTGATTGATACCATCCTTTGTTTCATTAATCAAATCTTTGAAAGGATTAAGACCTCCAGTTTTTTGATTCATTAACTCTAGTATCTTTAAATTTAATTCAAGCTCACCAAGTAAGTTCTTAGCTTCATCTATAGCTCTTTCTTTTTGCTGTATCCTTAGCTTTACAGTAGACTTACCTTGTGCTTCAAGTAATCTTATGTTATTATCGATTGATGCACTCTCAGCATCTGAATCTCTTTTCTTTTGCTTAGCAAGCTCTTCATTCTTTGCTATCTCTTTGCTAATTCTTTCTCTATTTTTTTCAGAGTTAGCTTTTCTCTTTCTTTCATTTTCATCATCTATCAATCCAAATTTTTCCAATGCTTTAATTGTACCATAAATTATACCTATTAATGGAAACAATATTGATATTACAATCTTGACATTTGTGCCTAATTTTGTAAAGCTATCATAAGCTTTCATTACACTATTCTTAACTAAGTCAAAATTAGCAATGAGTAATCCTATACCTACAATTATAGCACCAATACCAGTAGATATTAATGCTATTCTTAAAGCTTTCATAGCTAATGTAACTCCACCAGTAGCTGTAGCCGCTACACCTTCTGCTCCAGCCAATGCTAATGTAGGTGCTATGCTACCAGTCTTAATAAATTGTGATGCTTTTTCTACTACATTTCTTAACTGGATACCTAGTACAGCTTCTTTATTTAAGTTGTTAGCCACCACAGATATAGCATTAGTTACACCTTGGACAGCTTGTAGCTTAACCATAGTTTTTTGTAGGTCCTCATTCTCTACACCAGCTAAAGCTATAGCAGATTGTAATCCACCAAATACTGCAGCACCAGTTTCTACTGCTTTTAAAGATGTATCTAATTTTACAAAGTCAGAAGATAGTGCTGTAGTCTGAGCTTTAATATCTCCAATCTCATCCTTTAATCCAGCGGCATTTAGAATAGCTTGCTTTCCAATTGGTGATTCAATTCCAGCTTGTGCTGCTAAGCTTTGATATTCCTTCATCAACCTAGTCATGTCTCTCAATCCTAGACCACCTTCTTGTAGTCTCTTATCAAGTTCTGCTAGCTTGTTATCAAAAGTGGATAAACCTTGATTACTTATATTTTCAGCAGTAGTAGCAGTATCTTTAAGATCTTGATTTAAGTTTTCTACAGCTTTATCAAAATTCTCTATATCTTTTACACTATTACCTGTGTTTACTTTAAGTGAAAATACTACTGATTTTTCAGCCATTGTTAATTGGTGTTATTGGTGGTACATATTAGGATAAAGGATGTTAAATTCACCAGTGTTTTTATATGCCATTAGATATAAAATGTTTTGGTTTCAAAATTATAATAAACATCCTTTTCATCAGGATTTTCAAGTGTGCAAATTTGCTCAATTGCAGTTTGACCTTCCAAAACATTATT